TGGATACGCCAACGCAAAGGCTTTGGAGGTTCAAGCTACCGTGGACAGAGAGAAGATGAGGCGTGCCAATTTGAACGCGGGCTATGGTAGCGTCAACGCCGGATTTAAGATCAACCCCAACGCGGTTGTTGCGCAGCCACCCGGCCTCGTAGCCGGAGCTATGCAACCCCGTTCAGCATAAGGAGCACAAAATGGCAACAGGCATTATCCAAGACAAAATGGGCCGCCCTGAAGGCGACGAGATCACAACCAAAGCGGTTTCTGACAACATCAAGATACCGCCTAAATTGCAAGAGGCTTATGACCGCGTGGTCATTGCAGGCATGAAGATCATGTTCTCCAAAGAAAGCCACCGGGCCATGCTTCAGGAGATCCAGAAGCCGGGTCCCTTGGACCAGCGTCTCGGCAAAGGCATTGCCGGCTTGATGCTCCTCATGTTCAAGGAGTCGAACGCGACGATGCCTCCGGACATAATCATCCCGGCCGGAATCAAGCTGATGATGGAAGCGGTGGACTTCCTGCGCGACAGCGGACTGGAAAAACCAACCAACTCTGACATCGCTGGTGGTATGGAGGTCATGATCTCCACGATCCTTGAGAAGTTTGGCGTTGCGCCTGAAAAGATGGCCCAGATGTTGAGCCAGTTCAGCAACGAAAACATCCCCGAGATGGGAGCCTGATATGGCTAGTTTTGCAGGATTGATCTCTGGCGTTTTGGGCGGAGCCGCGGCTGGCTACGGCGAAGGCGCACAGATGGAGATGAAGAAGCAGGCCGATCTGGACCTGAAGAAACAGATGCTGGACGCAGAGTCTGAAAAGACTTTGCGACTGGACGAAATCAATCGCAACCGTAATCGCGATTACGCCCGTGCCGAAACAGCTTACAACCAAAACCCCGATACCATAGCGGCCGCAGCAAAAGCACAAGCTGCCAAGTTTGACGAGTTAATTAAAGCCGGTGTGCCAGCGGCAGAAGCGCGACTGCTTGTTGCGCAAGGCATAGCCGCTGCCGGCGTTGAAACCACGCTTGCACCTGTAAAGGCCGCAGCTGCTTCAGCCACTACTTTGGCAAACGCAGAAGCAAACGCAGCAGTGGCCCCGGCGGTTGCAAAAGCTTTTACGGATCAGTACAAAGCCAGCAAAGAGTTTGAAAAGCTTAAAGCCGGAGACGCTACAACCGCGCAAATTGATAAGGCAAAAGCTCTTGCCGCCGACAAAGACTATATGGCGGCGTTGGAGAAGACCGATTTGGCTACGCACGCTGGCGTCATTAGAGTTGCCAATATCAATAGAGAGTCAGCTAAAGACGTTGCCTTGATAAGAAAGGACTCTGCTGGGGAAACAAGTGAGGACAGGCTTGAAGCGGCTAGGATTAGGTCCCTTAACTCTAGCAAAGGGCCGGGAGGGGGCACCCCGAACGTCGGTCTTGAGCTTGAACGGGCGGAAAAATCAGCCAAAGAAGCACTGGCCCGGGCCCTTGGTGTGGAGACGAAGGAAGCTAATGGCGCCTATGCAACTTTGAAAAGGAGGGCCGATGGCGGCGATACAGCAGCCAAAGCCAAGTTGGCCGAAGTTACGCCGATGAAAAACCGCTTGGAAGCAGCCTCGGCTGAATGGGAAGCGCGCAAAAAAGCCACAGTTGCAGCCCCGGCCCCGGCCCCGGCAGCGGCGGCCTCGGGCCCTCGTCCGAGCCTCGATTCTTTCAGAAAACCATAAGGACCCCTCATGGCCTTTGACGTTCAAGGTGCTTTAAAGGCCGGATACAGCCCGGCCGAGATCGCTGACTACCTTGGCAGCCAAGAAGGTTTCGACGTCGCGGCCGCGCGTAAGGCCGGCTATGGAGACGACGAAATCACCGCGCACTTGCTGGCCCCCGTCGCTGCATCCGCGCCGGCCCCCGTCGCCGCTGCACCGGTCGCCGCTGCACCGGTCGCCGCGGCACCGGTCGCTGCACCGGTCGCTGCACCGGTCGCCGCTGCACCTAAAGCCGCTGCACCTAAAGCCGTTGCGCCCAAAGTCGCAGCGCCGGCCGACAACCGCAGCGCTTTGCAAAAGATGAAGGACTTTGTCACGCCCGAATACAAGAGCGTGCTGGAGACCGCTCCAGATGCGACAGCCCGGCAAGCTGAGGTTGAAAAGCGCGCGAGTTACGGCGTTGGCCCGATCAGCCAAGCGACCTTGGCAAAAGCCGACGCGGTTCGCAGCGGTTTGGAAAAGTCCGAAGACCCCCGAGTCAAGCGCATTGCGCAAGAAATGGCCAATCGCGGGGAAGAGTCTTTTGGTGGCTTGATCGCGAGAGCTAAAACCCCCGCAATTGAAGAGCTAGCCCGGAACGCAAAGGCCGATGAATTCCGTACTGCTGGGCAATGGGCTTTTGACACCTTAGTTGCGGCCCCTGCGCAGTTTGGCGCATCGTTCCTCAGCCTGCCAGTCAACATCATTGCGCCAAGCAGTGCCATCGGCGAAACGCTTCGCAAAGCTCAAAAAGATTTTAAAGACCTTGAGTCGGACGAGCTCAAAGCTCGCCAAGCTCGCATGGCCGCCCGCGTCAATAGCGAAGACGGGTTTATCAACAAGTACGCAACGGTTGTTGCCGAACTGGTGACCACCCCATCACTGGCTTTGCAAGAAACGGTCAAGCAGGCTGGCTATTTCTTGGGCGTGCTTGGTTTGGCCAAAGCTGGGAGCGCGGCTGCCGGCGGCTTGGTTGGCCTTGCTGGCCGCGCAAGCCCAACTCTGGCGCTGGGTGAGGCTATCAGTGGGGGGGCCATTCAAACAGCGGCTCGCGCAGCGGGCGCCACTGGCGGCGGTGCAGCAGCCAGCGTGATCATGGCGGGCGGTGACGCTGCAGGGTCTACTTACGAAACGCTGACAGACCCAAATAAGACGCCCCTTAAAGAGTGGCAAAAGAACGAAGACTACCGGCGCCTGACAGCCGGAGGGATGTCCAGCAAAGACGCAATCAAACAGATTGCGACAACCAAAGCACGCATTGCCGCCGCCATCGTGGCACCGCTTGGCTTGTTTGGTTACGCTGGCGCTGAGGCTGCCATAGTTGCTCGCGGCATTGCCAAGTCTTTGAACCAACGATTGGCGGCTCAAAGCGGTGCAAAGATTTTTGGCAAAGAACTTGTTGGCGAAAACATCGAGGAGATGGGAACGCAACTAGGCAGCAATGTTGTTACCCAAACCGTAAACCCAAATCAAAATCTGCTGGAAGGCGTGGCCGAAGCCGGGGCTACCGCTACGGTAACGGCCGGTCCTTTTGCCGCTATTGCGGCCCGAAACGAATACAAGCAAGTTCTTGATGGCCAACCCAGCGGGCCCCAGTTCACCGGCACCGACCAAGCCGCGCGTACCCTGCTCAGCCCCGACACATACGACGCCCGGCTGATCAGCCCCATGATGACAGCGGACCCATCACGGGTTCTGCAGTCAACGTCGGTCGACGAGGCGGTCACGTCGGCGAATGAGTTGGCCGGATCGCTGGAGATCACGCCGGGCCCGGTCGGCCCTACTCTTGACCTCAACGCGCCGGCCCCAGCTGGCGCTTTGGGCCCAAGCGGGCCTACTCTTGACCTCAACGCGCCGGCCCCAGCTGGCGCCTTGGGCCCGATTGAGCCTACTTTTGACTTCGACGCGCCGGCCCCGGCGGGCCTCTTGAGCCCGAGCGGCCCTACGCTTGGCGCCGAGCCGCCGACACTGCCACGTCTGGCTGAGCGCACTTCTGACTCAAATCTGCTGGCGCGTGTCACCGGTCAGGTGCCTGAGCTTGCCGGCCTGACCGCGCCACGTCCGCAGAAGATCCAAGGTGTTCCAGTTGGGGATCTGTCCGATGAGCAGCCGACCACCATTGCAGCCGATGGATCCGTCTTCGCAATCACCCGCAGGGGCGCGTCAGTTGAGCTCACAGCGCGTCAAACGGAGGCGGCTGGTACTACCCCAGCCACTGGACTTACAAACGCTCCCAGCGTACCATTGGCCGATGCAGCAACCACTCAAGGCACAGGCGCCGACAAAACCCTCACCCTCCCGGCAGCGCCAATGCGGGGTGTCCCTCCTACGTCAGTGGGAGGAGTCGCTGACGGAGACGCAGCGAGAGCAGCTGCCACAGAGTCTTTGGGAAGATGGGCAGCTTCCACTGGTGAAGTAAACCTACCCGCGGTCTTCAACGCCCCGACTCCAGAGGCCGCCACCGCGGTTGCCGGGATCGCCGAAGCACTGGGCACCCAGTTCAAGGGCAGGGTATTTGCATACAACGACGATCGGGCGGACTCGCTCAACGGCATTGCCATAGGCCGCGTTGCCTTTGTCAACACCGGCAGCGTTGACATCAACATCGGCCGCACCGCCCTTCACGAGTTCCACCACACGGTTGAGCAGATCGCCAAGCTGGAGTCCAAACAGGGCATGGCCAACACGCCGGCCCAGCGTTACGTGGCCAGCATGAAGGGTATCTTTGCCGGCATGGACCCGGCCGGCAAGCGTGCCTACCTCACAAACTTCCTGCACAAAGACGAGTTGGCCGCGATAGCCGACCCTGTTGCGCGAGAGCAACGCCTGCAAGAGCTGGTGTCGCTGCCAAATACCGAGTCTGAAATGATCGCCGACTTCCTCGGCAACAGGGCAACAGACAAAAGATTTTGGAAAGATGTGGCCAAGACGGACCCGCAAGGGTTCAAAGGTTTTGTCGACAAGTGGATCGGCATCATTGACAATCTGCTGGCCGCGTTCCAAGGCAAAGCCAACCAAGGGAAGAAGGAGTCTGCCCGGGTTGACAAGTACGTCCAAGATTTAAAAGCGGCAAAGGTCATAGCGCGAGACGCGCTCATTGAATACAGCAAAGGGGTCAGAGATGGAAGCATTAACACTGCCACAGGTGAAGGCGTATCAGAGCCTGCAGCGTCAGCTCGACCAGTCGCTTCTGGAGATGGGGGCGGTCAAGCCCCAGAATACGGAACAGCCCGCGAAGGCGCCATCTCCGTTCTCGGCCGCCACTACTCAACCGAAACCAGATCTTCGTTAAGCGGAATTTTTTATGGGACTGGCCTCAAAGGTGCAGAGCGGGATCGACTGGACGGTAGCCCAGATCCTCGCCTCAAAAACCGCATTTACTTCTATGTTGATCAAGGCTCCGGAATCAGGCCCGAGTCCGGGGTTGGCGGCATCGCACACGAAGTCCAGCTCAACAACATCTACGACCCCAAAACCCAAACGCTCCCGGTTAAGGGCAATTTCAACGCCTTTGAATCGTCAGTAATCAACGCTGGTTTTGACGGTTACATCGCTCCCTTCGGCAACAACCAATCTGCCGTAGTCCTGCTGGGCCCGCGCCACTCAGCCGTACCCGTAAGACCTCTGGGTCGCGTGGCCGGTGCCCCAGCCCCTGTCACAGCCGAACCGACGACGCTGAAGAAGGGGCTCCTGTCCAAAGAACTGGAAGCCATCGAGGCTACCCGCGTGCCCGGCGCCCGAGTGCGCAACGGCAATTTGGAGATCCCGGCAACGTCACGCGAGGCGGCCAACGCCGAGATGGAGCGCATCGGCAGCGACGTCAGGTTCAGCGAAAAACAAGCAGAGCCAACCGATCTTGGTACGTTCCGCGATGTGGCCAAAAGTCTTGGCCTATCCGCAGAGCAATACAACGCGTCTGTCTTGGGCCTAATGACCGGCAAAACCAAGGACGCCGCGTTTGAAGCTCCTCGGGTTGGCGGCATTCCGGAAGTCGTCCAGTGGTTGGACCAACGGTACCGTGACGCGGGCATGCCAGTCCTTGACTTGAAAAACGCCGAAGACCGAAGCAAGCTGGCCCACATGTTGGCGGGCGAGGCCGTTGGCGCAATCCGCAGCGCAGGCAATGCCGTCGAATGGTATGACGAAACCGTGGCCAAAACATTGAGGGTGATGGCGGTTAAATACCCAGAGCTGAACACGGACCAAAACGCACGCAACGCGTTCTTGATGGCCGTTGCCATTTCGTCCCAGACGATGAACGTGGAAGACAACCTGCGTTACGCCTCAAGCCAGTACGAAGCCTTCCGCCAGTCGCAGCAATTTCCCGAAGTTGGCACCGGCAAATCCGCCCCGGCCATGGCCAAAAACTTCGCACTGGCCAACAGCCTGTTGAAAGAATTGGGCGCTGCCGATCTGCGCAGGTTCCTGCAAACGTCATTGACCAAGCGCGAGCTGGAAAGCATGGGTTTTAAGATCGGCGGCGAGTCGATGGACGAGAAGCTTTTGGGGTCTGCCGTATTTGGGCCCAAGATTGGATTTGGTTTCTACAGCAACCTGACCGGCAACTTTGAACCCGTGACCATGGACATGTGGTTCATGCGCACCATCGGCCGCCTCAGCGGCACGTTGCCGGCCTTTGACCCGGTCCTATTCCCCAAGCAAGTGGCCAAGCTTCGTGCCGCTTTGGCCGAAACCGGAGATGCAAGCCGGGGCGTTTACGCGGCCAATTTCGATCCGGCTGATGTGGCCGCTGCGCAAGAAAGCGACGCGGGCGCGGTTGCCTTGGCTCGTAAAATATACAGTTTGCACAACCGGCAGTTCATCAAGGAACGTGCGGCATTCGACTCTGGCGCCCGCATCAAGACCGCTTTGGTAGGTGCGTCTGGCTCGATCATCAAGTCGGCTGACAAGCCTACTGATGCGCCGGGCAGCGGCGGTCAGCGCCAGCTTTTGCGCAGCGTTGTTCGCGAGATGGTGGATTTGGTTGAGAAGCAAACCGGTAAACGCGTACCCCCGGCCGCTTTGCAGGCTTTGATCTGGTACCCGGAGCAGGAGCTTTACAAAAAGCTGGGCGTAAGGCTTCGGGTGACTAGCCAAGATTATGCGGGTGCGGCACAATCCCTTTTAAAGAAAGAAGGCTTCGATGGAAAACGAATTAGCGCAGCAGCCAAATCTGGACCAAGACCAGCACAACCAGTGGCTGCAAAGCAGAACGCCAGAGCAGCTAGACCGGTTAGCGGTGCGGGTCAAAGACTGGATGCGTTCCAAGGACAGGAACGAACAAATTTCATCCAAGGAAGAGTTGAACAAACCTTAAACAGCAAGGCAAATGATACGCCCCTTGCCGACCTGTTTACCGGATTGGAGAAGCGCGGTTTGGCCAAAACTAAGACCGAGGGTTTGGTCAATCGCCGGCCCGATGCCTCTCAGATTCGATACGTGCAAGACAATTTCCTCGACATCCTCGACGAGCTGGACACCTCTGGCAAAGTCGAAATCAACTGCAAATAAGGGTCCAACATGACACCGACAATGATCATCTCCGCCGATCTCAAGAGCATGCTTGACGAAGCGATTCACTCAGAGCTTTACGCGTCGAACCTGTACAAGCACATTGCCAACCAGCTTCAGCGACTTGGCTACCTCGGGGCGATGAAATTCTTTCTGAAGGAAAGCGAAGCCGAGCTGGAGCATTACCAGAGGCATGCCCAGTTTCAAAACGACGTCGGCACGGTGGCCAAGGTCCCGCTGATCGAGGCCATGAACGAGTCGATCAAGTCCTTCTCTGACGCGATCGAGCTTGGGTACGAGACCGAGCTGGAGCTGTACAACAGCTACAAGGACTTCTACTCTCAAGCAAGCGAAGACCCAGTGGTCCAGCAGTTCTTGCTCCAGTTCATTGAGATCCAGCGCACCAGCGTTGGTGAATACGGAGACTTGCTGTCGCGCATCCAGCTGGTCGACGGTGACAAGGCCGGCATGCTCTTGATCGATCAGGAGCTGGGGGGCTAAGAACATGGCCAACTGCACCTACACGTTCACCGACGGCACCACGATCAAGGGCATACCCGCGCTCAAGGCGTTCTTGGTCAATGGCGGGCTCGACACCTACCTGCCTGAGCGTGCCATGGAGATGCAGGGCCCATCGGCGAGTGCACGCCAGACCGACACGCCTGAGTTCAAGCGTTGGTTTGGTGATAGCGAGGTGGTGGATGACGCGGGCAAGCCGATGGTGGTTTACCACGGGACCAGTGAAAACTTCAACTCCTTTATGACGGGCGGAGATGGCGCGTACTTCACCACCAACAAAGAGGCTGCGGAAGACTATGGCGACCGAGTTGTAGCTGCCTACCTTAGCCTTCGCAACCCGTACCGGGTTTCTGCGTCGGAGTGGAGTGCTGGGGAAAAGTTGTCGCCAGAGCAGGCAAGGGCCTCCGGGTACGATGGTTACCTCATTGAGGGTCAGGACATTGGGGGCGCACGCTCCGGAGACGAGGACACGGTCTATTCCACTGTTGGCGATACGTACATCGTTTTCAAGCCCACGCAAATCAAGTCTGCCGTCGGCAACACTGGCGCCTTTGACCCGGAGAACCCGGACATCAGGTTCAGTCGCGCTCAACCGCTGACGCCGGCGGACGTGCTCAAGCCGGAAACGATTGCCAAGGCCGAGGCCGCGATCGCCCAGTACAAGAAGGCTGAACCGCCAGATCCGTTGACGACCAAACAGCGGGCTGACGGCGAGCAGTTGCTTGAGCCTATGTTCGAAGCGGCTCGTCGCAACAAAGACGCGTTCGACGCGACGTTGGACCGCATCGGTGAGTCAGTGAACGGATTCGCCAAAAAGGTCGGCATTAAAAAGTCTTACCGGGCTGTGACCAAGCTGGTGCTTGAGAACAAAGGCTTAACCGCTAAGATGAAAGATCTGCTGCGTGGCACGATCGTTGTCAACAGTCTTGAAGACGTTCAAAACGCAATTGACGAAATTGGTAAGGTCTACAAATTTAACCGCATCAAAAACCGATTGTCGAGTAGCGTAACCAACGCCAAGAATAGGACCGTAAAAGGTAAACCGCTGTCTACCGGCTACCAAGATGTGCTCACCAACGTCGTGCTGCCTGATGGCACGATTGCAGAGATCCAGATCAGCACGCCAGAGATGGTGGCTGCTAAAAGCTTGGGCCACCAGATCTTCTCTTTTGAACGAGAGATGCCGAGGAGCCCAGTCAAAAGCCGGATGGTTGAAATCCAGAAGCAGATTTATTCTGAGGGCTTGGCCGCGTTTGCAATCAGAGCAGCAAACTCATCAAAGACTCTTTTGAACTCGGCCTTGTCTACTGGGTCACCCTTCTCCCGCACATCGGAAGGGTTACGCGGCTCAGGATCTGGAACCCAAGCAGTGGCAGAAGACCAATCTGGGGAGACGGTTACGGGCACTTCGTTCCAGTCGAAGAACATGGTGCCGGGCGGCAGGGATTTAAAGTCAAATTTCATAAGAACCTCCGAGCCGATTATACCTGAAAGCAGAGCTTTCGCGAAGAACGCGGCGGCCAGCCGGGTTGAGGGTACCAGCGAAGATCGGTTCAAGCGCACGCCTGCTTTGCAGCAGGCCGTGGTCGACTTGCAAGAAGGCAAGCTCACCCGCGATGAATACAACCGCATGGTCGACGAGCTCCGGCCGGTGTACCCGTACAAGGAGGTGCCTGCCGTTACGACACCCAAAGACGCCAGATACGCGCTGGCCACGGGCAAAGGCCAGAGTCCCGAGAAGGCGGCCAAGTACGGCGTGCCAACCATGACCTTGACCAAGGGCGACTGGGCTCAGCTAAGGCTGGATATTCCTTCCTACCAACTCCACAACGCTTGGGTGGCCAGTGTGCACACGCCCAAGTCAACCAACCGAGAAGTGCAGGCTGCATACGACGCAGGCCCGGTGGTGGGATACGAGTCCGTGGCTGCCTTGACAGACGTGACCTTTGGCATGAACCAGAAGGCCGCAGCCAAGATAGCTGCAGGCTCCTCCAAGGGCACGATTGCCACCATGCTTGGCAAGTGGTCGCCTATCAGCAAAGCAGACGCCAAGGCCCGGGCAGAGGCCGCCATGAAGGACCCTGCTTGGACACAGGTCGGTATGGACCCGTTCCGGCACAGCTACTTCTACGACCGGGACAGCATGCGCCCGGTGCTCAGCGCTGACGAGGTGATCCAGATCGGCCCTCTGGTCTTGGCCAAGAACGCTCAGTTCGGCGAAGACACCGACATCACCGGTGCACCGATTGCTTTCAGTGCACGCCCTGAGAGCCCGGGCATCCGAAAAAGCGCATTGCGAATACAGCCAGACTTTGTCGATGAGAACGTTGAAGATACGGAGTACCCGGGTTCAATGGTGGCTGAGTTTGACGACGGAAACGCCTACGTCAAATTCTTTGCAGACACCAAAGGCAACCTTCGTGTTACAACTCTGAGCACTGCTGGCGCATCGGTTCGCGGCCGAGAGGTCTTGCAGTGGCTACGAGACACCTATGGCATGCCAATTCAGGCCAACGAAGTTACGCCTTCTGCCGTCGGCTTCTGGAACAGAATGGAAGATGAGGGCGCAATCAGCAAATGGTCTGAGAGTGCCTATAAAGGTAAGACCAAGTCACTCCCTTCCGCCGACATCACCGGTGCACCGATTGCGTTCAGCCCGAGGCAGTTCCCGTCTGCCCGGGGGCAGAGGTTCACCCTAAAAGACGAGACCTACACCAAGACGGTCCAGCGCAACTTGCAGGATTACTTTGCCCGGGTAGCTGACGTGCAGGATGCTCTGTCTGCGCAGGGGGGCATGGTGGGCGAGGCCCAGAACGTCTACTTGGCTGAGGAGCTGTCATACGGTCGCCTGCAGGAGCAGATGGTCGACTTCAAAGAGGACATGCTCAAGCCTCTGATCAAGGAAGCCAAGGCCGCCGGCTTGGAGCTCAGCGATCTGGCCCTCTATGCCTACGCCAAGCACGCTCCTGAGCGCAACCAAGCCATCTCAGCACGCAACAAGACCTTCGGCAAGGGCGAAGGCTCGGGCATGACGACAAGCGAAGCCAACAACATCATGCGTGCTTTCAAGGCAGAGGGCAAAGACACCGCTCTCGCCGACTTGCACGACAAGCTCATGCAGATCACCCAAGCCACCCGACTTGTGCTGCTGAGCGAGGGCCTGATCACTCAGGACCAGTTCGACTCCCTGCAAAGGCAGTACTCTGACTACGTGCCTTTGCGCGGATTCGTTGAGGACGAAGACCTTGAGTCCGGCCGTCCCGTTGCTGGTCCTCGAGTCGGTGGCCGGGGGTTCAACATCCGAGGCAAAGAAACCATGCGTGCACTTGGACGTGAGTCTCGCGCTGGTCACGTCATCGAGAACATCGTCATCGACTACGAACGCGCCGTGGCCCGGGCCGAACGCAACAACGTGGCCAAGGTGTTCTTGGATCTGGTAACGACCAACCCAGACCCGGGCCTGTGGGAGATCGACTCTGTCCGGACAAAGGCTGCATTCGATCGCGCGACTGGGATGGTCAGCTACAACACCCTGATCGACAAGGGAGAGGACACCATCTCGGTCAAGATTGACGGGAACGAGATCTACATCAAGATCAAGGACCCGCTGCTGTTGCGGGCTATGCGTAACGCGGGCAAGGACGAGACCGGCGCGATCGACCGGGTGCTGGCCATGACCCTTGGCCGGTACACCGCCCTGATGCGCAACACCCTGACCCGTTACAACCCGGCTTTTGGTTTTACCAACGCGGTAAAGGACCTCGGCTTCGGCGCGGTCTCGGCTTTGTCTGATCTGGGCCCAAAGGGCGCGGCTCTGTTCTTCAAGAACTACGCCAACCCGGTCCAGTCTGGACAGATGTTCGAGGAGTTCCGCGCGGCTGGGGCAACCACCGGTGGCTGGCACATCCGAGACCAGCAGGAGATGCAGAAGGAACTGCAGAGGCTGGTCGAGTGGGAGGGTGGCTCGTCCATCAAATCCACGGCCTACTCGATGGGCAAAGCCACTCTGGACGCGTTGGAATTCATTGGCCAGTACAGCGAAACACAAGCCCGTTTTGCCGCGTACAAAGCAGCCCGGCAGTTGAACAAGTCGCCTGCCGATGCGGCCAGCATTGCGAAGAACCTGACCACCAACTTCAACCGAAAAGGTGAGTGGGGATCTGCGATGAACACGATGTACCTGTTCTTCAACGCAGGCGTGCAGGGCTCGGTCAAGACTCTCAAGAACCTGCGCAGCCCATACGTCATGGCAGCGATGGCTGGGCTGTCCGGCATGGCTGCAGGTCTGGCTTTCATGGGCGCGGGCGTGGGCGGAGATGACGATGACGGTGAAGCATACTGGGACAAGATCCCCCAGTTCGAGAAGGAACGGAACCTGATCATCATGCTGCCGCCCGGAGAGGGGATGATGGTCAAAGGCGAAAGCAAGGTTGGCAAGAACGGTCGATACCTCAAACTGCCGATCCAGTACGGCATAAACGTGTTCTCGACACTTGGATACCAGATAGCCGACTTGGCCAGATACACACAGAACCACAGCCGTGGTGCCAGCCCGGCGAAGGCGGCCACCAACATGGTGTCGGTGACCTTCGGCTCTTTCAACCCGTTTGGCGGGGGTTTCAACCCAAGCAAGCCTGCCGAGGTTGCCCTTGCGGTCTCACCTTCGATCGTTGACTTGGGCGTGCAGGCGTTGATGGGCGTGAACAGCTTCGGCACACCAGTCGCTCCCCGCAAATACGACGACGTCAAGCCTGACGCGGAGAACTTCGGGCCCGGCATGGCAGGCACGTGGGAGCAACGGTTGGCCCGCTGGCTCAGCGAAAGCACTGGAGGTGACCGTGCTGTGGGCGGTGCAATCGACGTGTCTCCCGGCTCGGTACGCAACATTGTTCGGAACCTGACAGGTGGGACGGGTGACTTCTTGACATCGGTGTTCGTCAACATCCCGTCCAAGATGTGGAGCCCTGAAGGTGAGGTTGGACCTCGAGACGTGCCTGTTCTCAAAGCCTTCTACGGTGAGGTCGATGACGTGACCGACTCGAAGCTGTTCTACGAACGCAAGGCCGAAGTCTTGGAAGCTGCCAAACAAGCATCTGATCGGCAGAAGCTGGGCATCGAGGTGGAATACGATCCCGAATCCAAGGGCCTCCAGTCTCTTGGCAACGCCGCGAAAAGCTACACCAAGAAGATGACCCAGTTGCGCAAGCAAGAGTTGAAAGTCGCGGAAGACTCAAGCTTGACCGAGGCCCAGAAGAACAGCGAGCGCAAGGCCATCCAAAAAGAACGGGCTCAAATAGCGTCTGAGTTCAACGCTCTGTACTACGGGATGAAGAAAGACTTGGCCGCGGTCAAGTAGTTGGGTGTGGGCAGTTGTCGGGCACGTGGACCGCACACCAGACTGCTTGATGCGGGCATGCGCCCCGGGGCGGCTTCCAGCGGTCGATGTAGACGTCCGGCATCTTGGTCACCGCCCGGTGGGCGTAACGGTAGGGCACCCCGGCAAATTGGGCAATCTCGTTGATGGTCAAGCCGTCAGGATGGACGCGCAGGGTGTTGCGCACAAGGAGCTCGGTCTTCATGCCCTCTTCCGCGGCAATGGAGCCCAGTGGGTCCAGAACTGGGTCTCATTGGGTCGGTGCCGGTACTGGCCAAGTGAAGCCACGCCGCCGCGCCCCAGCATCAGTATCTTGACACCGGTCGGGGTCGACGGGTCGATGGGTATCCAGTAATACTCATGCGACACCATCGCGGTGCGTGTGCTGTCCAGCTTGAACCTTCGTTCGTGTTCTACGAGCTCGAATTCCTCGTCATTAGTGATCACCATGGCGCGTCCTCGTGGTTGTTGGGATTGAAGGGGATGGGCTTAGCTGGCTGCGGCTTGGGCAGTTCAGTGGGAAAGGGCCAGTTATCCATGGTTCTTTGCTTTCAACATGGCTGTTACGGCGTCAACAACTGCCATTCCCGCCCTTGTCACCGGGCCGTTGTTAAGGCTGAAGTGATAGCGCAGGATCTCGTTTGCGTCTATCTCAGCACCCGTCAGACTTAGCCACGGACGCTGTGGTGCTGGTGGGGTGACGAATGGTGGCTCAAATCCAGCGTTTAACATAAGCGTTTGCACCGCCGTAGGGATTGCACGGAATTGGTGACAGCAGGCTGGGCAAATCACTTTGTTACCGTCCGCCACCGGCTCATGCTCTGGCTGTGCTACTAACCGTGCCTTCGTATTCCCACAGTCTTTGTAATGACACGCATCTCCGTCTTGGCAGGGGCATCGCGGGTCTTTTCCTATGCACGGCTCGGCTTGCTGCTT